TTTGGAAAACATTTGGAAACATCGGATTATTTTTCTCTACGGTAGGCCAGCTTCGGAAAACGTTTGGAGAATCTTTTCGGAAAAATCTCCACATAGCTATTTCAGAATCCTTTCTTAAAAGTTTCATTCAGTTTCCTCTAAGACTATTGTAGCATCTTTAATGTGGTCTGTCAAGTAAGATTTTACCAACCTTGACAGACAGTTTTCCGAAAGGGTTTTAGAAAACTTTCCGGATAATATTCTCTAACGTTTAAGTATGTTGGGTCATTTTTAAATTCAATGTTTAGAGTATTTTTTAAGAAATATATAAGCATACTTTCTGGAAACTTTTCAAAATATGGTATACAAAGAAGAGGAATGTCGTTCGTTTCACAATAGGTCTTTTTATTTGGTCTCTTGCTTGACGTTCTTTTAATTCTTCTTCCATTTCAAATAACGTTAATTTTTTTGTAAAATCGGTTGGAATATAATGCTGTTCTCCATGATATTCAACTAATCCTAATAATTTTTCGGAATTGTTTAGAATACCAAAATCAAACCTTAAAGGATATATATTTTTACAATCTTTAAATTTATATTGAGGATCATTGTTGATATTATGCTTTGTTAAAATTTTTAATATCTTTCTTTCTCCTTGAGACATATTACAAGTAGGACATCCACATCCGTCTAAATGGTCAGAGGGGACTTGCCAAAACGGACCATGTTTTTTTACAAATAATCATTAACGGAGTTTTAGAATTTATATAAGTAGCAGAAATATATGAAAAAACTCTCCATGTTCTGGAAAACTTGGGCGAGCAAGACTTACAACAAGGATGTGCTCGTCTCAGGAGGTTGTGCGCTAAAACTGTAGCCAAGAGTTTTAAGTTCTTGAAGGCGCAGTTGATAAATCGTGTTGCGCCTTTTGAAAATATCTAAGAATTCTTTTGGAAGATTTATAATCGGTATTCTCAGTGTCAGCAGGCTGTCTTTTTGAATGCGCTGGCGACTTGATGATGTGCCCTTTGCTAGCTTCATTGCTTCTTTTTGGAATTCATTCGTCAACAATGAGTTAAATATAACCATTGTGTCTTCACTTGATTTTGGAGTGATTACTGCGAATTCCCCACTACAACTCCAAGTGCCATCGATTTCAGGGATGATTGCAACCCGCCATATTTTTGGATTCAAGCAAGAAACAAGAATATCGCCTTGTTTACATCTGATCGGCTTGGTTGTTGGATCATTCCCAATTACAGTACGAAATTCGATATATCCAGTTTCGTCGACATCCAAAATTGATATATGAAAATTTGCTTTCTCACCATTATTTAGATAGTCTTTTCGCAATGCGCAGATTTCATTCAGCCGCTTGTGTCCAAGTAGCTTTCCATTCATATCGGCATTTGAGCTATTTTGCTTTTGGTTTTGGGCCAAAATTTTACCCGATACAACACCATCGACAAAAGTCTGAAATTCATTACCCTTAGTGTCTGCAACCCTTCTGTTTCGCTTTTTCAAAAAACCGATATGGTTTATCTCGGTTTTGTAAATCGAACGGATATTGGTTCCGCTATGGGTTTTCCGAAATACTACAAATGAAGTTTTTGCGACTGTTCCACCTAAGGAAAATGTTGCTACAGGAAGTGATATTTCTGCAATTTTTGAAATGCTGCAATTGTAGGATTTTTCATATTCTTCAATGCCGTATTGCAGCTTATTACCATAAGCAACGCCGTCAGGCAAGACGATTCCTAGCACTCCACCCATAGCAAGAAGATTGAAATTGCGATAAACAAATAATTCCGCTGGATCAATTTTTGAGCCGTTTACCGTAAACCCAATCGCATTTAATAAATTGCTTGAAAATTGTTTACCAATTTCGGGAGACCACTTGTATTTACTCGCTCCAAATGGCGGGTTTGTAACGACTAAGGCAAATTTGTTGTTCAAAGAATTTAGAATGGGATCAATTATTGAGTCGGAAACAAAATGAAACTCCGAATTTGATGCATTTTCGATATGGAAATTGATTCGAGCAAGCTCAATTGAAAATGCAGATTGGTCAGCCAAAACATATTTTTCAAATTGAAATTCACGACTTTTTTGATGCAGCGTGTGAATAAACCTTCCGGTTCCACCGCAAGGGTCACCCGCAAATCCGGTTACTTCAAATTGCTTTAGGAAGAAAAGACAAAGCTCTATTGCTGGAGATACAACCTCCTCCGGAGTTAAGTATGTTCCCAATCCCTCGCCGGATTCAAATTTTCCCCGAAGAAGTGTGTCGAAAACAATTCCAAGGCTATCTTTGCCTCGGGTGTATTTTTTAATTCGCTGAACGGATTTATATATTAATTCAAAGTGATCTTGTGCTGATTGTATGATTTTTTCGAATGAATAGTCGGCTCCATGCGATTCTAGATTGAGTTTTTCTGATACTTTTGAGTATTCTGCCGTAGCCGACTTGATGCTGTGTGAGTTAGATTCAAGTAGAAGTAATCTCGATAACAAATAGATTACTTTTGACATTGGTTTTATATTAGTTTGGGTATAAACATAATCGGCGAGATCAAGTATCTCGCGTTCTGCTAGTGAAACATCAGATTCAAACATATCAGACATTATTTGCGTCATAGGATGGCAATCTACATTCAGATTGATTGTTTTTCAAGCTGTTCATTTTTTGATTTCTCCCTAAACAATTCAATCCGATCATAGAAGAATTGTTCTACTTTTATTTAGTCTTCTTCTCCTTCATCGACAAATACAAGATTCTGAGCAACCACAGTATTATCCTCTTCAACATTTAGAGAATCTTTTGAATGTTTTCCTAATTGATACATACATTCGATTCTATAAATCAAATCGGTTTCCTTAAAAATAGTCTGCCAAAATTCTTCAGCATCATCAACATCCTTTTCTAACACTTTCAAAACATTTCCTGAAATAGTTTGATATTGATAAGCATTTCGTTTCCCTTCTTTAGCCTTATCTATGATGCCCAAATCAACTGCAATAACATCTAATCCGGAATACTTTGACATACTACCATCCCACTTAATCGAAAATGGTATTACGGTTCCTTCTTTAACGTCTCTAGATTTATTAACTTTAAGAAGAAATTTATATCCAACATGATTTTCTCCTTCCTTAAGCTTTTGTTTAGTCGTTACGAAAATACTATTACTAGCCAAAACCGAACCTTGACCCCCTCCAATAACGACGCTGGGATAAAAAGTTGAAATATCATTGTAAATATGGTTAATTACTATTGTCGGAATTTTCTTCAAACAAATTTTTGGAGTAATTATTCTAAATAACGACTTCAAACTTTTTGGCCTCGATAAATCGAGCGCAGACTTCATATTTTCTGCATCATTTAATTCTTTTAGAGAACTAGAAAGGCCCAAAGAATCAATACCAAAAATTACTTTATCGTCAATAGTTAACATATCTAATTGCTTTACCATTTCAAATTTTAATTCTTCTATTGATTGAAATGGAAGATGCACTACAGAATTTGGGTCTATATCAAATAATTCGAAGTAAGATTTTCTAGTTCCAAATTCATTATCAAAAAATAAAAATAACGATCCTGGATTTGCTTTCAAATATGCACTCGCCAAAAGTAACATAAACGAAGACTTAAACGTTTTAGATACTCCACAAAATTGAATAATTCCAGGAGTAATTCCACCATCTAATAATTTTCCTTTTAATGCAACATTCATCATAGGATAGTCTGTTGGAATTGGTTTATCTTCATCTAATATTTGAGACTCTGATAATTTACAAGCCAGAGGTATACTACTATTTTTCAAAATGCGGTCCATCAGACTGGCCGCTTTTCCCATTCCTTCTCCAACAATTTTTTCTTTCTTTTCTTTAGCCATTTCGAAAATTCTCCTTAAAAGTTTACGCAAAAGTTTTCACAAAGTTCTCTAAAAATCAAACAAAGTTCTCTAAAATTTATTCAACGGGCTACTCTATTTACTACAGTTATGATTTCTTTAACTCCAAATTCTTTCAAATATTTTCTAAACATATTCTCAGCATAGTTCAAATATTGTCTTTCTTTTTGTGGTGGTAAGTTTGGAAGAGGAATTTGAACAATAAGAACATCACCAACTTTTTCGAAAAACCATTTAGAATGATTTTCAGAAATCTTATTAGCAATCTTTTCGAAAAGTTTATCTAAAAGTTTTTCAAATATTTTCATTAGTCATCCTCAATCATTTTCAAAAGTTTACTGTCTCTCAATGTTACTAGACCGAACCCAAGAGTATCAAACATTCTCTGGGCAATTTGTAGATATTGTTTTTCGAATTGTGTATCAAAATCAACTTTAAAAAACTTATTAAAAGCTTCTGGCCAATTTCCTACATAGCCTACTACATTAGTTTTGTAAATGTTCTTAGGATTTACATAAACATATTTCATCTTGGTTCCGTTAGTAATTTCGACTAGTGGCAAATTATGTTCTTTGACTATGTAGTTGTATATCATTGATGCTCTGTTATGTATTGGTGTTGATGGTAAGAAATTCGTGATATCATTGGTAAGGTCTTTATTGTATTTATCATAATCTTGAACGCCTTTAGGGACGGAAATATCAGAAACGTTTTGATTTCGGAATTCCTTGTAAGCATTTCTGATAAAGATTTCCATGTTTCTTTTGTTTGGTTTATCGCCTTCGAAAATAAGATTCAATAGGCTATCAAGATTCTTTCTGGAGTATTTACAAAGGTCTGATTTCTTAGTTTCAATACCTGTTACTGAAAGTTTTGGTTTATCATAAATTTCTTCTTCGTTTGCTATAGAAAGGCAAGCGTATTTTTTCTTAGCCTGAACATATAGTTTTATTATTACTTTTTCTCGTTTGAAATGTAAAAGATTAGTTGTATTATATTTTGCAGCATATTCATCCATGATTTTTTTCAAGAAAGGTTCTACAACACGTTTTTCAAAATCTAATACGAAATCTAAAAAGGATAATTCAGGAGCCAAATATTTATAAAGATGGTTAATTGTTATATAAAAACTGTCAGTATCTATTAAGGATATAATAGTCTTTTTATCTTTTGTGTATGTGTCTTTATAATTTGGGTAATATTCTTTAGCAACTTTCCAAAAATCTGTTAAAAGATAATTATTAACTGCTTGGGAAGCGTATTGAATAGCATCTCTTCCTGCCGCAGTAATTTGAGAAGCATTGTCGAAATCATAGAAATGAAAATGCGGATTTGCACTGGCACCAAATTCCGCATTAATTTTTATCTTTTGAATCAACTGCTGAGAGTCATAATATTCTGCTAATTCGTTATTATGATTCTTTTTTTCTTTGAACATGGCCTTCTTATATTCTTTTCTTTTATTGAAAGCTTTTTTAGTAATTTTTGGTAAAAGCCCTTCTTCCTTTTTATAATACACTCCAGGTATATGCGATTTAATAAGATTTGGAATTTCATCTTCAGAAGGATTCAATACTTTTGTCTCTTTAGAAATATTAAACATCATAGTATTGTGAGGATACATGCTAGTAACATCAAAGTTAATTTCGTCTATATAGAATCCAGGAAACGACTCCACATGGCCACCAACAATACTTCTGGTTTTTTCGTAAGCAATGTTATGAGTTATATCTTCCATTACCATATCATTGCTATGCATCTCTCTCAATAAGTCCCCTTCAATAACTGCAATAGGAGAGGTAACATGACTGAAAGGAATTCTAGAATCAGTTCCCATGCCTATAGCCAGATTCAACAGCTTCTTTTTCTTATCAATTTTAGAAACTAACTTCAAATCCTGCCAGTTATAATCTACGAAACGATTCCAATCAGTTTTCCAAAAGTCCGTAATAGTTCCTTCATATTCTAACTTACCTTCCCCGACTTCTAAATTCCCTATATAATCCAAAGAAAAGGATGGTTGATTTTTGAAAGTAAACTTTTTATAAAGAACCATTAAATCTAATATATCAATACCTACAATTTGAATTTCTCCATTGTGTTTTTTAATAACTTTTCCGATAGGTGACATAGAACATTTAAGATTCAGTGCGTCAATTCTTTCTTGAATTTTCGGAAAATCGAATGCAAGTCCATTCCAATTTGTTACATATTCTACCTTCTTTAACTTCAAGAATTTACAAAATCTTTCTAAAAGAACTGATTCAGAATCGCAATGAATGTAAGTAGTTTCTTTATTTGTTCCTGTATATGGCTGTAATCCTAATTGCCAGACTTCTCCAGTATGATAGTTCTCTATTCCGATTAGATTAATAGTAGGAGAATCTGGAAACTCATTTTCAATATCTACATTGTAAATATTATAATTTTTAATATCAATTTTGTAATCAGTATTCCCATATCTTTTCTGAAGAAATTTGACTTCCTCCGACAAATCTGATTCAAAAAGTCTTTCTCCAGACTCTTTCAAATATTTTAGAGAATCTTTTTTATCTGTAACTTTTCTAATAACTGGTTCATTGAAGATACTTTTAATAGGACTCTTACCACTCTTGTCTAAAACGTAATATTCAATATCATGCTTAAAAACATTATATACAGTTTTTCCATCCTCTCCAATTTCCCAGAGGTGCATTTTATTATTCCAAGAGTCGTAGTAAATATTCTTAAACATTGTATCCTTTAAGTTGTTTATATAAAAAGTTTATGTAATTTGGCTTTTGAAGTATTATTTCCATCTTATCTATTTTAGAAAGTTTTAAGAAATTATTTTGAGAATCGCTTTCAAAAGATCTTATATAATTTCAAAATTTTTCATTTATAAATTCTTCTTAAAATAATATTAACTTTATAAACATCTCTAAATTTTAATATATAATTGTCTCCGCCTCTGTCCGTAAAAATATAAAGATTTTTCATATCATTAGGATTCGGAAAATAAGAATAACCATAATTCCAACTATTATAAAAATCCACATAAACAAATTTAGGAAGATAAATCATATATAATAAAAATCTTTCTTATATGTTAAATTCAAAATTTTCTCTATAGATTCTGTATAATACCTTTTCAAAAATATATGGTCATAAACATTCAAAATAAGAGTTCCATGATTCTTAATTTTTATATATTGATAAAAAGGATTAAAATCGGTGGTCATAGATAATCGTAAGTTCCAAACTTGTTCATAGCCTTGTGTATTTTGAATCCTTTATAAGACTTATCTAAAACTATTTCCAAAAAGATTACTATATTTTTCTTGCAAATATCATTGTCTTTTTCCGAATATAATTTCCATTGGCTATTTGATTTAAGTTTGCAAAGTTGATAATTTCTTTCATAACCAGTAGAAAACGAATTACCTTTTAAAAGAATTAAACGAGAATCCATCAACCTTTCATCTTCTTATTTCGGGAAAGTTTTTGAAAAGGTGTCGTTCAACTTTCTCTATACTTTCTTGAATGTCATCGTATTCTTTGAGATGAAAAGCTCCAGCGGCATGATGTCCACCTCCAGCAAATAACTCATGTAAAATATTTCCTATGTGTATATTTTCGTTTCTAGACCTAACGGAACAACTGTTGGTTTTAGGATTTATACAGAACACCATGTCTAAATTCTTATCTATCATTAGTCTGTGACAGATATCGTTTATAAAATTTCCTCCAATATAAAACCCAGACTTAATAGATTCTAATTCATAAAATGTAACACTCTTATAAGTTTTTTCTAAAAGTTTTCTTTGTTCTAATATATATTTTATTTCTATATCATTAAACTTTACATCACCATTTCCGAAACGTTTTCTAAAATCATTCGAAAAGTAATAGTAATACAAACAATTAAATGACCAAGATTTTTCGAAAAATTTTAATTCCCACATATCAAAATCATTTATATATTTGCAAAGTTCATCAAGATATGATAGGTCTAAATTAAAAAGGTTTTCGAAAAAGTTTTTGCAAAGTAAGCAAGCAGATTTTCCAGCAATTACGATTCTGTTCTTTTCAGGATTGTTGAAACGAACTGCCGTATCATGATGGTCAAGAAGAAATAGTTTATCCGAAAGATTGAAAACTTCTTCAGTCTCTGGAGAAATATCAGTCATAAGAACTACATCATATTCCGAAAAGTCTAAATTCTTTAAGAAAATATCTACTTGCCCATATTTCAAATCTATGAAGGAAACATTTTTGAAAACATTCTTTACAACTATGCTAGATCCTACACCGTCCAAATCGAAGTGACATATGTTAAGTATTTTCGCATCTCTTCTCAAAATTTGCTGATATTGTTTTGTTAAATTCATTTAGTTCTCTTTTCTTAGATCATTGTAGCATCTTTAATCTATGGAGTCAAGGAGAAATTTCAGGCCATTTTTTCCTAGGACATTCTACATTTTTCATGCCACATTTATTTCTTAATTCTGCATCTGGCCAAAATTTAGTTTCAGGACAAAAGCAAGCTCTACAATAGTTTCGAGTATCTTTCTGAATATTCCAAGAACAATATTTACAAACTATTAAACGATTTATAAAAATATCTAATGAAACTCTTGGTCCAAACTTTGCGGAAAGATATGACCAAACGTATTGAAAAGGTTTCTTAAAATTTATCTTACGCACTAAAAATTGTCCTTGCGAATATTTGAATGGCTGAATCTTCATCATCAATAGAAAGTATTCCAACTCCTTCGAAAATTTTTCTTACATCAATTTTCATACGTTTTTTCGAAAGATGTTCTGGAAGTTCTAATATATCTACTCCAATGAAATATCCTTTGTCAAAATCTTCATCAGGATAAAACACACAATTTTCTGTAGATAACATAATAACATTTTTCATATAAGGAACTTCTTTATAATCAAATGCTTGAAAAAGTGCTGACAAGAAATCCAAAAGATTCATCTTGTCGTCATGTTCTTCCATAGCGGCTTTCTTCATTTCCAAAAGCAGATCTTCCGGAAAATAAGTTCCACACATAACAACAGGATAATAAGTCTTTCTTTTAGCCATTTCGGAAAATCTCCTTAAAAATAATTATCTACTAGTTTTTGAACATATTGTGGAGATTCAAGATATCCACCCGTCCTATCTAAAAATTCATATTGCTTTCTTACAACGTCATTATATTTCTCAGGGTTTTCCGAAAGACTAAACACGATTTTCTCTATATCTTCTACAGAGCAAACGTCTTTAACAGTTAGTTCACAAGTATCATAAGGACTTGGCTTTCCATTTGTGAAAACGCTTCCTATAAAAGGAATTCCTTCACATGCAAGTTCCTGATACTTAATGTTTGATTTAGAGTAGTTGAAATTGTTTCTTACAAGTGGTCCAATTCCAAAATCAGCATTTACAGACTTTACTCCAAGATGGTATTGATAAGAATTTAACCAACCCAACACTTGAACCTTTGTCTTAATACCTTCGAAAAACCACGGCAAATCTCCCATACAAACGAAATCAATTTTATCGTTTAAGACATTTTGAATCACGAAATCTTTGAAAGAGTTTTCGAAATCTCCTAACATTCTTTCCTGATTAGAATAGTGCGTAGGGGAACCAGTATAGATTACTTTAGGTTTCTTGATAGGATTTTTCTTAGGAGCTTTGCGCTTATTTCCCCAAAAATACATAGGAATAGAATTAGGAAGAACTGAAATAGAACAAGTAATTCCCAATTCATTTATCATATAATCTTTTAGAAATTGACTTGTAACAGTAACATGGTCCATCATTTTAATAATTTCTACGGAGTATTTCTTAACTGGTTCTGTAATTCCATGCCAGCCGAAGTTATAACTAGGAACTCCATCTTCCTTATCACCACCTTGCTTTTCGTTATGTCCCCAAATAAAATCATCTATGTCATATACCATTTTATAACCATACTTAGCTTGATTTTGTTTATACCACTGGACATGTTGATGATGTTCTGGTGCCATGTTTCTCTGAAATAGGATTGCTTTTGTCTTGACTAAAATATCTTCTTGCTTAATAAAAATTGGAGAAATGATAGGAATACAAACTTGTTCTTTTCCGAAAAGTGCGTTCAAATAAGTCATCGGGAAGACGTTTCTAATATGACCACAACCAGTAGCATCAGAAACGAAACTCAATAATACATTCTTTTTAATTTGAACCACATTAGATAAACTTTCTGGTCTAATTACTTCTACATTTTTCGTAGAGAGTTCGTTAATAGATTCCTTAAACTTTTCAAAGTCCATTCATTTATTCCTCTTAAATTTTTTCAAAGTCTTTAGTTCAAATTTCCAGAAAGATTGTTCCTATCCTCTCTGTCAAGTATTCGTTCAATTTTCCGAAAATCTTTGTTCATATCTAGATTCTTTTCTTTAGCAACTTTATTAAATCTCTCTAACCAAGCGTTAGCCTTAGCTTCTGCAACATCTTTATTTACGAAATCTTCTTCAGTTTTTACTTTTGCGTGAATCATATCAAGGTTCCTTACATTGAGTTTTTGCATTCATTATAAAATTCAAAAACCATTTCTAAAATTTCTTCTTTATTTTCTATCGTTTGAGCATTTACATATTCATTTATCAGTTCTGGTATAGAGGCTCCCTGCATTTCATCTGGAGCGTTCAAGTCTATTTTATTAACTGTTTTCTTGTTTATAGGAAACGCTGGTTCAAATTTCTCAAGCCTTTCAAAGTATTTATCTACAAGTTTTTCGTCAGTTTTCTCATCAATGTTTATGAAAATGTCTACATGATTTCCCTTTATATGATGTTCTTCCAAAGGTTGAGGATAGTAATATTTCACAAACTTTATAGACTGTGTATTTTCTACAAACTCCAAACTAAGATCGTCAGTGTTAAGTATAGAATATCCTCTAGGGTCATCTATGTCATTCCTAGTCATATGGAACGGATTGCCTATGTAAACTATCCTAGAGCTTCCTAAAACCTTTTCGGAACGTGTATGAAAGTGCCCGGAGATCGTGAGCTTAAACTTTTCGAAAAATGGCGCAGAAGGGAGGCCATGTTCACATTCTTGTCCTTTATGCATTAAGAAAGAAGAGAAGTTGAAATGACCTACACAGATATCGTGCTTCTTAATTTTTGAAAGTTCTTCTAAAAACTTTTCGGAATTTGTAACCCAAGGAACAAAATAGAATGACTTGTTTGCCAATTTAATTGAAGTAGGAATTTCAAAAATAGTTACGTTAGGAAAGTGTTCTAAAACTTTCAAAGAATTTATATGAATAGAGCTTTCCAAATAAGAGTCATGGTTTCCTACTATAATATATATCTTAAAATCTTTAAAATCGTTTTCGAAAAGTTCTAACACACTGTCTAAAATTCTGGAATCTAATGCTAGGCGATTGTCGAAAAAATCTCCAGGAATTATTATGGTGTCTATTCCTCTAGCTCTCAAATCAGGGATAAACTGGTTTTTGAAAAACTTTAAGTGAGATTTTAGAAAAACTTCCGAACCTCTTTTCATACCTAGGTGGGGATCAGTAAAAAATGCTATTTTCATTTATACATTTCCTTTACTATAATCAAAATTTTCATAATCTTTTAGAAAATATTTTACGAAGGAATCTATAAAATGTCTATAAGCATCTAGATAGTTAATCGCCCCTGCTCCATTACATCCCTTTCTAATTAACTCGCCAGAAAATTCAACTAGAAGATAATAATTTACTTTATCAAAATGTTGCTGGTAATTTTCGGAAACTTTATTAAAATCATACAATAATTCCAAATCCGAATAAATTTTTATAACATTCCCTATAAAATTAAAAGAAATATAATTTTTATATTCATCAGAAATATATTCTACAAAACACTCATCGCTGTGTTTAAACGTATCTATAATTTTCATTCCCCTGCTCCATCATCTCCAGCTTCCATGTTCTCAATGTGTGACAAAGGAAGAATCAATCCAGAGCGTTTCTTCAAATTTTTAATATTCAAGATAAAAGCATTCCAAGAAATTTGCGTAAAGTATGCATGAGGCTTATCAAACTTTACGTCGTAATTATCACCAGCTTTAAGACAATTATAAACAGCATCAGAAATCATCTCGGACTTTGTAGCAATATCATAATTACAAAAGTTAGGTCTGCGCAAAAGCCCTTCGGAAATCTTGAAATAAAGAACTCCCAACTTTTCTTTAATTTTGAACAACTCTCTATCTTCTTGAAATGTTCGAGTTTCGAGAGATTTTAAGAAATTTCTTCTCTTAAAAAATTCTAAAACTTCTTCGTTGTTAAAATAACCTTCTTTCTTTTTCTTAGCCATTTGTTTTTACCTCAACTTTTGAAAAACCATTCACTTTCTTTATCTCTATAATCCTGTCATATAAATCTTGCATAGACTCTCTGTGAGAAACTACATAAGAACAAATATTAGAATCTTTCAAAGTAATTTCTTTAATAGACCCTAACAACTTTTCTAAACCATCAGCATCTGTAGCCGAATCTAGAATTTCATCAAACACCAGAAGATTACAATTCCAATTAGAAATAGTCTTCATGGTGCTTATAAAGGAAAGAAGAATAGCAATATCTATACGTTTCTTCTCACCTTCAGAAAAACTCATGTAAGAAACTCCCTTCTCAGATGAACCCACAATATCTATAGACTCTTCCATGTTTTCGTTAAAATTTATCACAACTGGAAGATCAAATATATTTAGTTGCTCGTTTATCTTGGCGTTGAGAACCGGAACTAATCTTTTGAAGAAATAACTTTTAATACCTTCTTCGGAAAGCATCTTAACAACCATCTCCAATTTTCTCAGTTCTTTAGAAAGGTTTTCGAAAATTTCTGCATATTCTTTGTAAGTCTTTTTCTTTTCTTCAAACTCTTTCTTAATATTTGTAGAATCCAAATTAAAAATTCTTTCTTCTACATTTTTAATTTGTTCTTCCAAGTCTTTCTTATTCTTTTCTAAATTTTTAATCTTCAAATTCGTCATAGAAACATTTGAATTAGTTTCTTCGGAAAGTTTTTTAATTTCTTTTTGCTTAGTTATTTTCAAAAGAATTTCCGAAAGTTTTTTATTTAACGTAACAATCTTTGTTTGAAGTTTAATATTGTTGTCATTTAACTTTTTCAATTCGTCTTTCTTATGTTCTTCTGTAAGTTCATGTTTACAAAGAGGACATTCGGTATTCTTTTCTAAAAACTTTATCTGTGTTTTATTTTCTTTAATCTTAGCTTCGGAAACTTTTATATCAGTGTCTATTTTAATTTGTTCAGATACATAATCATTCTTATCTAATTCAATTTTGATAGATAACATTTCCTTAAGTTTTTCGGAAAGCTCTTTAATCTCTCTTTCTATAGTTTCTTTTCTAATCTTTAATGCCTTAATTTCTTCTTCTTTTTTAGAATCGAAATCTTTAGTAGAATCATCTATCTCTTTAATCTGCGAATTCAATGTTTTCAAAAGACTTTCTAAATTCTTCACATTGTTTTGATATATAGTCTTGTCAGTTTTCGTAGTATTAAGTTTCTTCCTAGCCTTCGAAAGCATCTCTCCGAAAATGTTTATAGAAAATATAGACTCCATTACTTTACGTTTTTCCGGAAGTCCTAAAGAAAGAAATGGAGGATTTGTAGAAGTGGCTATTGCAATTACAAGTTTGAAAATATCGTAATTGATTCCTATTAAAGTTGTGATTTCATCTTGGTCCAATTTTTTCGAAGAAGCTGATTCTAAAGGAACCGTTTCTTCATTCTTATAAATCTCTAATTTTTGTGGAGCATATGTTCTAATAATTCTATAAGTGTCTTTTCCGTCAATTGTGTAAGAACCTTCTGTATACAATCCTTTACCATTTTTACGGTTTACGAGTTCTGCTATTTTAATATTTCTATAAGGCTTTCCGTAAAGGTTGTAAGAAACTGCATCTAAAAACAGAGTAGACTTTCCACCTCCATTTTTAGCAGTCACCAAAGAAAGCCCTGATTCAAATTCTAACTTAGTTTCGGAATTTCCATAACTAAGGAAGTTCTTTACAATTTGATAATTTACGCGAACATACATTTTGAAAATCTCTCTATTATAGTTCTATTGTATCATCTTTAATCTCCATTGTCAAGTAGCAGTTTAGAAAAGATTTCCGAAAGATTCTCAAAAGATTTTTAAGAAAGTTTTCGAAAACGAGACCAGCCCGCCATAAATAAATTCAATGAACAACTTGAAGCTCTACAATAATTTGATAGAACATGCCAAGCAACAAAACCGGAAGAAAGGCTCAGACTATTTTGAAAACCACCATATCATTCCTAAATGTTTGGGTGGATCTAACAAAAAGGAAAATCTGGTTTTGTTAACTGCTAGAGAACATTTTCTTGCACATAAATTACTTTCAAAAGCCTATCCTGAAAATAAAAGTTTGTTCATGGGCTATCATAAAATGTCTCTGAGTTCTTCCGAAAATCAACAAAGAATAAAATTAAGTTCTAAAGAATATGAACAACTACGAATAAAAAATGCTTTGTTCAACACTGGTAAGATGAATTGGAAGAGCCGCCCAGTAAAAATTTTCGATAGAATTTTTGAAAGTGTTTGCTTAGCTTGCTTAGAAATGTCTATCCCAGATACTACTATGAGAAGACGGCTAAATAAAAAGATGAACGGCTACATTTACCTTGAAAAAAGTCCTTGACACATGAGATTAAAGATGATATAATGAAAAAGTTGAAGAAAATTATCGGAAAATGTTTCTGAAAAGTTTTCTAAAACACAAATCTGAAAATGGTTTGGGTAGTTTGTTCTCAATAAGGTGTTGGCTCTGAAAAAAAGACCAAAAGAAAGCCTCTAGCAAAAAATAAGTCTTCTGGATAAATGGAAGAATAAAATTGTTAAAGAAATGAGAGAACAGATGAAGAAATGTTACGGTTTACGTTTCTTGCAAGTTTGAAATTCTTATAATTTATTTTCTAGGATTTCAAATAAAAAGAGTAAAACATTTCTTGGGCCTATAGATAAACCTTAAAATTGTCTTCTAAAAATTTTTATATTTTTTGGGAGGGATTTAGGGTGGGTCTGTCAGAAATTTTTCGAAATTTGAATTGAACTGAACTGAAACGGAACCATGAATTAGAAAGGACTTGAGCGAAGCGATTCAATCGAGGAACGAGATTGACTGAAAGACCATGAACAGAATTGTAATTAAACTTTCTAGAAAAATAATTATAAATTGAACTGCATTGAACCATATTGAAGTAAAGTTTTTAGAAATATAAATCACAATCTATTGAAGTTAAAGATTTTTATAAATTCGAACCTATAGGACCATTGTAATTAAATCTATCTTCAATAAGAAAATTATAATTCAATTGAACCATTTTTAATTCATATTGTCCAAACTTTCTAAACAATGAATAATTATGCTCATTTTGAAATTATCATTTTTAGAAAAAACTTAATCATAATAAAGAAAGTTCGTCCTCTGGACTCACAAACAGCCTCTCTTCGTTCGCCTGTTTGAACCAATTTCTATTGAAGTAAAAATACCTACAATTTAATCTCAAAAACTACGGTTCAGAGTTAACTTCAAAGCTAAATAACTATAGAAGGAATTAAATAAATGACTAAACTTGAACTTCAAAAATTAAAACCATTGATAGAAAAGGAACTGACTTTCAATGAAGATTCTATTCAAGCTAAACTTCAAGAGTTAGTCATTAAGAGATGTTTCTATCTAGACATATTCACTAAGGAAACAACTAAATTGAAGGATCTACGGCTCGATAAAGAAGTCCTCTATGCAGAACTTTATGATAAAATTAAATTTCACTCAGATATCAGAAGAGAGAAGCGGGATGAGATTGAGTCTCAAATGCACAAAGACCCAAGATTCTTCAATATTTGTAAAGAAATAAATTTTCAAGAAGAAGTTGTAATATATCTCGAAAACACTCTACAAAATTTTAGAGACCTTGGTTTCCAAATTAAAAATTATATAGAACATATGCGTTTCAAAGCTGGTTTGGATTTCTGATAAATAATTTCATGCGATTTAAAAAATTTATTCAAGAAAATTCCGAACAAAGTCCTAAACCAGACATGTCAGTTTCCGATGATATTTTAGAAATAGCTCGGGAATTATACTCTCAAAACCAATATCAAACTGCCGAAGACCTTTATATGGTAGCTTCCGAAATTTATGCGAAAAGATTTTTAGAAGAAGTTAAAAAGAAAATTCAAGACGGTTTAGTTTATACTACAGATTTGATTAAACAAAAATATCCGCAAAAAGATTTGAATAGTTTTATAAATAAAGATAAAGAGGAATCAGAAAATGACTCAGAAAAATAGTATTGGAAGTTTGGTAGAATCTTTGCTTTCAAAAAACACACTCACAGAAACTGAACGATTCGGTATTGTAGATGTGGCACCGACTTTCATTCAAAATGAACCTAAAGGACTTCAAGACCCAGACGAAGTTGAAAAAGAAAATGATAAGACTGAAGTTTGGGTAGTTATGAAAGATGGTGAAGTAAAGTGGGACGGTCCTGCTGCCGATAAGGGTGACGCTCTAAAGAAAGCTGAAGCCGAACTTGGATATGATCTTGGTGGCAATCTTAAGATTGAAAAGAGAGAAGCAACTGCGCCAAAAGCTCTTAAAGAAGATTTCGTAAAGCTTTCTCCAAAGTCTGTCAGAAGTCTTTATAATGCTCATCTTGCCGAACGTATGATGAACGAAGAAATAAATGCAGATGAAGATTTAGTTCAACATGGTCTTTTGACAGAAGGTGATAAAAAGCTTACCGAAAAAGGCCGCAAGTGGATTTCGGAATGGCTTCCTACGATTTATTCGTCATAAGTTTTAATTTTATTATGTTTCTTAAAGGCTCTTCGAAAGTTGAGCCTTTTCTTTTTAGTCATAAAATCCGAAAATAATATTAAGAATATAAACTAATTCAGAATTTTCATAAACATAATCTAAAATATCATCTGATTTATGAATATTTTCAGGCCCAGGAAGCCATTGTAGATTGCTCGGAACATGGGCTAATCTAACATGTTCTGAAATATCAAAGTTAAATAAATCAAGTGGAATAATATGATCTAGATGCCATTCTTTTCCTGTTCCTGGTCTTGGTCCAACTTTTTTAAATATCGCTTGAAAATCTATTCCATATTCTTTACAAGATTTTGTCTTACCATTTTTAGAATATAATCTAAAGGCTTGCCTTAAATTATTTCTTAAATTATGTCTAATCGCATAGCATGTGTCCGTTTTTATTTTTGTTTTATGTATTTTGTTTCTTTTTTCTTTATTTTTTGGATTTTTCCTAAATTTTTTATTTATTTCTTTTATCATTTCTGGATTCTTTTTTCTATATTCTTTAATTGTGATATTACTGCAATCTTTACAAATAGTTTTAATGTCGCGGGAATCTTTGTGTTTTTTAGCAAACATAGATATTGGTTTTATTCGAAAACATTTATTACACATTTGTTCTGTGGTTGATTCGTTTTTAGTTTTAGAGATTTTCCAAACTTTATGAAGTTCGCGCATAAACTTTCTACAATCTATACATTCCGGCTTTAAACCATCTTTAATTCTTACACATTTATGAAATTCTGATTCTAGTTTAAATTCATGACATCTACGACACTTTTTCATATATTGTTCCTCGCATTCTATAATTATTTATTAAAAATACGTAAAAAAGTTTTCCAAGGTAAACCTCGAAAAACAATTAAGAATGTGAAGAAACATGTGTAAGAGTAAACTCCTATACGTTTTTATTTAGACTTATCAAATGTAAGTTTGTATAAATATTTCTAAAAGAGGTTTACTATGGATTTTTCAGAACTTATAGAAAATGAAATAAACAAAAAGAGAATGCTGAATGAGGCTACCGAAACAGAACTTTCGAAAGAGATTATAGAACTTTACGGAAATCTTTTTGATGCTCTCTCAGACACCGCAAGAGACTGTGCATCAAAAGCTACACTAGATGGGAATGGAAAGGTTTCGGAAGATTTAAGAACAGCCGAAGTAACTATTCAAAAGATTAAGAAAATTTTGAAAACAGTTTCCGGAAGTAAGACTAAAGAAAAGCTTGGTTCCGATGTTAAGAAAATTTTTGGAGAAATTGCTAACAGTTTAGAAAAAGTTAGAGATAGATTTCAAAATGAGTTGCTGCCTAAGTTCGAAATAGATACTACAGAACATGAGTTTAACCCTAGCGAAGAAATTCCAACCGAGGACGAAGAATAATGAAATTTCCAGAATATATGAAGATGTTAACTGAAAGTATAAGAGAACAAAAAGATTTCGATGATGATGAAAAGAAAGAGTTAAAATCTTTAGGATTTGTTATTAAAAATGATAATTTAGCATATCTAGATTTTATTTCTTCAAAAACTGTAAAGAAGATTTTGGTCATCAGAACTACTGACGAAAATGGACAATTTATAGTTACAATATATAATAATAAAATAGACGATACAAAAATTTATTTAGAAGAAGATAATATTATTGGTTTAGAATACGGTGTTATAAAAAATGTAATATCTGAAATTAGAAAATTGATTAAAGGAGAAGAAGATTTTTATGATGTTTGGAATAAGCTATAAATAAATCTGACATTATAGTTTACCTTTAGTCGGCATATATTTTTAGTTTCATCATGCATAACCTTTC